GTGGGGTATCGAAGAACCTTCTCCACTTGAAACTCTTGCTGAGAAAGTAGAACAACTAGAAGAACGCATCAAACTCATCGAGCAAGAGATGGTTGGGCAATCTAATGCACTCTATGAGTGTTGGAACTCATTAGATGCTCGCATAGATATTCTAGCGGAAAATAAAACTGATGTACGGTGACTTAGATTGTTTCGAAAAAGCATTATCACATTTTGGCACTCGTGTTGATATGATTTGTGCCATGGAAATGGGTGGTAAGATTGATGCTGAAACTGCTTATCAGAATATCAAGATGGAACTTAAAGAACTAAAAAAGATTCGTAAGAAGCACAAAGAGGAAAACTGTGATGACTGCTGATGATAGTTTGAAAATCTCACAAAATGAGGACGGTTCCTTCACGATTGACTGGGACCCACAAGACCCAAAATGGAGTTTTCTAAATGGGTTGACATCCACGGAGATTCAGGTTATGATAGAGCAAGCAATCAAGGACTACCTCGATGAACTCGACCAATCCACACAGCAGTGACTTTTCCTACAAGAAGTATTCTCTCGAACAACTTGATAACTGGGTCAATGATGCTGTAAATTGTGAGGATCTCACACCACAAGACATCTATGATACTGTTGTAAGATGTGTAGAAGAGAGTGTAAAGTATCACAAGAAGTATTACACTAAGAGTGTAGAACTTCTTTCCCTTCTGAAAGGTCATCGTGAAGTTGACTTTGGTGATGAAGGAAACATTACTCTGGGTGATACTTCGGATTGGAATGACTTCTGGGAAGAAAATTATTACCCAGAAGAGCACAAGCAGTATACTGAAGAAGAAATGAACGCAATGTGTGAACGTGCGGCAACCGAAAACGATAAAGATAAGTGCCGTGAGTATAATATGCGTGAAGCAGAATACTACAATAAGAGAGCACAACTGGATCTTGGGGAAGTAAACAGGAATGTAAAAACATATGATGAGATGATTGCCGAAGGATGGCAAATGACTGATGATGGATTCTGGATCAAGGAAACTGATAAGGGAATTTCATCTGTGTCGGCATAATGTATACTCTTAAACTTCTTTCTCCGTTTGTTGTAGCAATGTGTGCTGAAGGTTTAACTACTGGACAGGGTGATCATTGTGTTATTGACAATAGACCACCAAATGTGGTAAAATACTACGAACCAGGTAAATCCTGCTATGTTAATGGCATTTTCTACAAAGACTGTGCTAATAAATAAAAAAAATTAAAACAATAACTTACAATGGCAATCGTTAGCTATACTGTCACTGCTGGGACAAATGGACCAGGAATTTCTTGGACTGGTTCTTTTATTGTGGATACTCCAGCAAATCAAGTCAGTGCTGAATTACCAACTAGCATTACTAACTCTGAAGGTGCTACATTTACTCCTGCACAGTTTGAATCCTATGGTAATAGTGGAATTGAATATGTAACCTGGAGATCTATTGACATTAGTGGTCAAACTCCTGGAGCTCCAGCATATGCCAACATTCACCCCCAGGGTGGTCAAAGTTTCGATATTTGGTCAACTTCTCTTTACAACTATATTGCTGGTGCTGGAACCTGGAGCGGTTTAGATGGTCAAGAATATGCATTGAATGGTACTAAAAATACTGTGCTGTATGATTATGGAGTTCCATATGCAGTAGCGTATTGTACTGGTGGTGGATTTGCAACCACAGGAAAAATTGCATTCACTGTCGTCTAGTTTTATTAGTAATTAAATCATGGCATTGTCTAAATCTGTTGAAGATTCTTTGAAAGAGGCAGAATCATCTTTGCGTAATGCATTGGCATTTGCAGCACGTCAAGAGCGTCCAATGGTGTGTGCTCAAATTGCAAAGATGATTCAAGATATTGAGCATATTCAGTCATTTGATGGTATAATGGATATGCTGAGTGACAGGGAACCAGGTAGCAGTGGGTCTTATGGTCCATTCACTGACAATTAACTTTTGCGAAGCAATCCCAAAGAAAATGTTAAGTATCTAGATACTTATGTTATAGAATGCTAACATTGGGACACATCGCAAAAAACTCATGACTCTCGCAAAAACTGGATCTGAAGTTCTCACCAAGGAAGAATGGAATGAACTTATTGCCCTTAAAGAGGCAATTACCTATGCTCCACAGACAGTTTCTGCCCAAAAGATGGAAAAGTTTGCCGAATTGATGGTGCGAAGTCTTGAGGGTAAAGAGTCTAACACCCCTCAATAAAATAAATACTATCATCACGATACAAAACTATGGAAAACATCGACAAACACATTCAGAAAGATGAGGAACTTCTGAGTGATCCTACTATTTCACCGCAGTCGCGCCGACATACTGAAGAAGAGTTGGAAGCACTGAAAGCATATAAAGAAAACCATCCTGGAGAATCGCACGATCCAACACCACTTGAGTTGTATTGCGACACTCATCCTGATGCATCTGAATGTAGAGTCTACGACGACTGAGTGGACAGTTCAACAAACTGGTACACATGGGGTTGCAAGACCCCTTTTTTCATGCCATAATACCAAGGTAGTCAAGGGAACATCATGCAGAACAAACACCTGGAACACCCCGAAGATTCTATCTTGACTGGTGATCTTTCTGTTCTTGATTGGTTCACCACCAAAGGTTCTTTGAGTGTTAAGATTGATGGTGCTCCCGCTATTGTGTGGGGCAATGACCCCGAGACCGATACTTTCTTCATCGGTACTAAAGCAGTCTTTAACAAAGTAAAGATTCGTATTGCTCACTCTCATGAAGAGATTGACCAATTCTATGATGGTAATGTTGCAGATATTCTGCACGCTTGCTTTGATGTTCTTCCACGGACTCATAATATCTATCAAGGTGATTTCATTGGGTTTGGTGGTGAGACTGAGTATCAATCAAACCTGCTTACTTATCGGTTTGATCACACTGTCACCGAGAATGTGATTGTTGCACCTCACACACAATACCTCTGTTCCACTACACTACGGGATGCAGTCGCCTATCCTTTCTCATACAAACTGACTGGCAATCGTAAGTGTAAATTTGTACAACCACTTGCGTGGATTGCTTATGGTGCAGAGCGTTTCGATGATGTAGAGGAAGTTTGTGCATTTGCCAAGATGATGGCGACAATGTGTCAGTTTGTGACTAATGCTCAAGCGCAGAAAATGAAGAAGGTATTTAACACTTTCATTAAAATCGGTGCTGAGTTGGACGATGAGGCACTGGCGACCGCTTGCGACTGCGACATCAACCTAATTCGATTGTGGAAACTTGTCAAGTCTATTAAGGACGACTGTTTGTATCTTTGTCGCAACAATGGACCCACTACTTACCTATTAGGTGAGAAAATTGATGCTGAGGGTTATGTTCTCATCAATGAGCATGGTTCCTTCAAGTTGGTGGAGCGTGAGGCATTCTCCCGCGCCAACTTCAATCACGGTCGCTTCCAGACCAGTTGACGGACTGTCCACCACAGGCGTGCAGCACCGTCTGGATGCCCTATAATACTTAGGTAATCAAGGGAACACCCCATGCAACTCCAGACTTCTGCCACTCAAGTTGATTTCTTTCCCTGCACTCCTGCTGCTAAGCGGTTCGTTAAGCGTGTTGTCTGGCACCCTGGTGCTGAGAGTGAGATGACTTCCTTTTCTACCGTTGTTAAGTCCGACATGGTGTATGATGTGAACAACTACATCGCCAACGGTGCTATTGTTTCTGATTTCAACACGAAGTCTTACACTGGGGTTGATTACTCTCCCGTCATGTGCTAATCTAATCCTATGGGAACGGCAGCGCCCTAAAGACTCCAACATTCTATAATCCCACCCAAGTAGGTGGCAATCGTAATGTTTCAATCTGATCTTTCCAAGATTCGTACTACACGTCAGTTCAAGACAAATCGTGATCTTGCTGAGACTATTGCCCACTCTGAGCATATCACAGACCATGACTTGAGGAAACTGATTAACTTCAAGTCTCTTGATCGCCTTGCAGAGTTGTTGGAAACTGACCGTAATTCCATCTATGAGAAGTGCAAAGCAGACTATGAATATGCTTTGACAGTTGCTCATGGTACTGCTATTCTTGCCTCTCGTCAAGGTTCCAAGGACGAATCTTATGTTCTTGATGAGATTAACCGTGTCTCCTCTGGTTATGGAATCTATGTTCAATCTCTGAACAACCAAGATCTCCGTCCCACTAAGGATGGACGCCTTCTTAACAAGGAAGAGTTCAAGAAGTCTGGTCTCGACAAACTTGAGTGCTTGAAGTCTCTCGACGGTGTTATCAACGGAGAACTTGAAGGTTATATGTTTGCCAAGATCTGCTTCGGTGAAGGTGGACACCAAGACAATGTTTTCCATGAAGCAGCACACTTTGCTGACTGGGCACATCAATATGGTGAAGATGGTAAAGTCTATGTTATACTGATTGATACTGATTTGATTGATAAGTTTAATCGTCTTAAGTCTAATTACGACTCTAACACTGTTTGGGTCGTTGACCATGTAGAATTTCAAAAGCGTCTTGGTATTGAATGAGCAAACAACTCCTGGGTCAGTATTATACTACCACTGACCCATTCAACAACTCTGGTGCATTCCGCTCCTGGTATCAGATGGTTCCCAAGGATACTATCTTGGAACCATTTGCGGGTGCGGGGCACCTTTTTTCGTATGTAGATGCAGAGTGGCATGGGTATGATATTGAACCAAATCATCCCGATGTAGTACAAAGAGATACGTTTAAAGAGTTTCCTACTGGGTATCGTGTGTGCATTACTAATCCACCATATCTTGCTAAGACTGTAGTATCACGTAGGAAACTACCAGTACAATTGGTGCATGAAGATATGTACCTTGATGCATTACAGTTGATGTTAGATAACTGTGAGTATGTCGCTGCAATTATACCCAGTACGTTCTGGAACCAGAATCTATTCAAAGATAGGTTGTATGCATGGGACAAGTTTGATATGAAACTATTCAGTGACACTGATGCACCTGCAGGTGTCGCATACTTTGTTCCACACACTGTGAAGAAAACAAGGACATTCGTTAATGGTAAAGAAATCCACCTAAGTGCGAACAACACGCCTATAAAAAGCAATTTTCCTGTCCTTTTCAACCCCAAGGACCTGTCGCCCTACCTGGTCGTTGGAATTGACACCATATCACAAAATGACATCCATATTCGCAGATTGAACGTGAATGATATAGAGGGATTGGTGAATGTCAAGTTTGAGTGTAAATCAACCAATAGAAGTATCTTTCCAATATCATGTAAGCACCTAAAAGAGGAGGATTTGCCACAAATAAATGAAATGATCAGCAAGTGGAGAGAGGATACGTCCGATTTCTTCCTTACAAGTTATAAATCTTGCATGAAGTCTGGTAAGTATAGAAAGAGAATATCCTTCACCGAGGTTAGGTGGATTCTGGAGAACTACTACGGTCTTGGTGCCAGTTGAGAAGGTGGCACACTACCCCAGTCTCTGCCCCCACTCTGCCCTATAATACTAAGGTATTCGACAGACACCCCAATGGCAACCCGTGGACGCATCGGTCTTGAACTCAAAGACGGTTCTATTCTCTCTGTCTATCATCATTGGGACTCCTATCCTGAGTGGTTGGGTCGTATCCTGAAGACTCATTACAATAGTAAGTCTCTTGCTTCCGAACTGATTGACGGTGGCGATATGTCTTCCTGCTGGACTGATGAGCGTTGGGATGATAGTGGTGTGGAGGGAGTTTATGGTCCTCAATACTACTCTGCCCGTGGTGATCGTGATTCCAGTCCTCGCCTTGATAAAGACCTGGGTGAGTATCTCCAAAACAGCGAAGAGTATTCGTATGTTTATACTCAACTGAGCGGTTGGTTGTGCTATGATACCTGCTCCTGGCGTGATTCCTATATGGAAGGTCAGGAAATCCCTGATGGAGCACTAGCGGTTTAGTCCGCCTTATGCTACAATAATCAAACCACTTGAGGATCTTTCATGGACTTGTCTGAGCTGCTTGATGAACTTCGGGAAATCAAAATCTATGAAACCGACCCTAAAGATTGGATGGGAGTGCTTGAAGAAGACGACTACTGGGAGACAGTTCCCGAACTGGTCTACTGACCTCGCCAGAGGAGTCTAGGACGCCCTATAATACCCACAACGCAAGCAACCAACTCACATGACTAACATCATTAAACTTCAAGAAGAGATTGAATCTGAAATTCGTTCTGTCAAAGAAATAGATATTTTACCGTATTTTATTAAACTTGCTGATGGTAGTTATGTACCAAATCCTAAAAAAAGGATTCAAGTTCGTGAAAGGGATCGTGATGTAGATTTTATTGAACGAATTGTTAATAAAGTCAATCAAACTGGTGATAGAAGTAAACTTTCCACTCTTACTACGGTATATTTTCCTGAAGAAGATGAAACTAAACTTCTAAATGGAAATCATACTGTAGAGATTGAACTGCTTTTGGGTATGCAGAAAGCAAAAGCAGTTAATCTTGACTTTGTGAAGGATTTTGGTGGCAAAATGTCACTTGTCCTCAGGTTGGGTAATTTACTGAATCGTGAAGATGTTGAACGTAATTCAACATCATCTGCTGACGTAAAGAAAGAACTTTATGAAATCATGGATGAACGTGTCGCTGATGGTAAAGATGCCAAACCATCAGACGATGAAATTGATGACTTGATTTCCGTATATCCTTTTATCACCCGTGCCACAATTGGACAGTGGATCTCCTATCATACTACTGCTGGTTCTCGTCGTGCTCCTTTGAAATCTTACTCAAAAGGGGAACTTAAACTACAGAAAGAGTTTTATTCTAAGCAAAGAAAGTATAAAGGTTATGTAATTTTGGAACCACGTACCATTGAAAGATGGGATAACACTGGTGTTTCTCAAGCATTTATCAATTGTAAGAATGAGAATACGACCAAGGTTCTTATTCCATTCTATTGTGATTCTGTTGCCCAATCCGAAAAACTTGAAAAAGGTGAAGATGCAAAAATTACTAACTTTTATAAAGAACTTGGTGAATACTACGGTCTCACCTTTGAAGTTGACTTTCTGAGTTGTGAGTAGTATGCCAGTCCTAGAACTGGTCTACTGACCCTTCAGAGGCGTCTAGAACGCCCTATAATAGGTTCATACGCAAGACACCGATGCCCACCACCTTCGCTGACTACGCTGCCCAGCAAGACGCCCGCAACACCATCCATCTTAACATCGTTAAGTATGGTCTGATGCTGTGTGATGCTCTCCAGCAGACTGCCCCTGATGGTTATCACTACTCCCTTGATTCTTCGGGTCGTAAGTATCACAAAGTCTTCATGCACATTGGTGATCGCCGCGATAGCATTCATGCTTTCATCGATAAGAAGACTGGTTCTGTGTATAAACCTGCAAGTATAAAAGCACCTGCCAAAGGAGAGCGTTATAATGTGTTGGTTATCAACTCCCGTGAGCAAATGTTTGAGCGTTGTGATTGGGCAGGTGGTTATCTTTACCGATGATATACATTCTCATCATTCTTGCTAGTGTTGTCTGGGCAGCACTAGCACTCTTTTCCCCCTGGTTTAATCATCTCAACAAGGACAATGAGCGTTTCTAAAGAACAACTAATCGACGCACTTTATCATGAGTATGTTTTTCTGTGTCATGATGATTTTGATCCAGATGAGGATGCTACTCCTGAGGAATACCTTGAAATGTTGAAAGAAATGAGTTATGATGAGTTAGTTGAGGAAACTGGTACTGATGAGATATTCAGTATGGATGAGTTTATGGGAGCATGGGGATGACTTCAACACATAAACTCATCTTTGTTTCAAGTTTTGTTTGGTTTCTTCATTGGGGTACAAGAGTAATGTATTCTCTATTGACTGCCTGGTGATAAATAATAGTGCTTTTGTTTGTGGTTATTCAAGAGCAAAAGATTGGGGGCATTTTGCCCCTTTTCTTGTATAAATACCTGTAACCACAAACAAAAAGCAGATGGAAGAACAATGGTTGATAGACCTTCGCAACTTTGTATGCGATGAACCAGATCCTAGTGAGTTTATTGTCAATTTGCCCTCCTTTAATAAAGGTATTCCAAAATCAAAACAACATTGTCTAAACATTAGTAAGGCACAAACAGGTGAAGGTAATAGTTTCTATGGTAAGAAGCACACCGAAGAAACACGAAAGAAGATGAGAGAGGCACAGAGCAAGGTCAATAGGAGTGGTGAGAACAATCCTATGACCAAGCACACGCCAGAGGCAAAGGAGAAAATGCGTCTTGCGTGGGAGCGGAGACGTGCTATAATACGGGAGAAGGCAAACACCTCTAAATGAGTTCCATTTATCATTCGGGATACGGTTATTCTAAAGTCCTCTGTCAGGATGTTACCTCTTGGTTTTTGAATAACTTCTTTCCACATCACAAGATTACATTAGATATTGTACATCGTGGATTGAAACGTGAGGGAGTTTATGGATATTGTGATGTCGTGGGTGATACTTATCGTCCACGACACTTTTTGATAGAGTTGGATACACACATGGATGAGGAGTTGTATATAAAAACTCTTTTGCATGAATTGGCGCACCTGGCACAGTGGATACGTGGTGCGCTGCGGTCCCGATACGGAAAATTGTGTTATTGTAAACAACCAGTAGAGAATTGGGAGTACTGGTATCAACCACATGAAGTTGAGGCACGTGAGGAGGAAGAGAGGTTGTATATTTGGTATTTGAATGATAAAATGGAAACAAAGTTCTTTTCGAATCGATTAATGTCATGACATCAAATGCACTGAGAGCATTAACTGCGACAACTGGCAATCGTACTGATTGTTGGAATACTCCTGTCGAATTTGTTGGTGATGTTATTCGGTTCTTCAATGGATCTCTTGACCTTGACCCTTGTTCGAATAGTACAGAGAGTCCGAATGTACCTGCAAGGCAAGTTTATACTGAGGAGACGAATGGACTGGCACATGAATGGATAGCAGACAGTGTGTTCATGAATCATCCTTACAGTAATAGTAAGGAGTGGGTTCCTTATGCTGCATCACAATATGAGTGTGGCAATGCAAAGGAAATGGTATTATTGATTAAGTTGGATGTATCAACCAAGTGGTGGAGATCTGTAGAGAAATACCCATGGATTGCAGTGAATCGTAGACTACGTTTTGGAACTGCCGCCAGTGCCGCACCATTTCAGTCTGCGATTGTTTATCTTGGACCCAACCTGGATGAGTTTAGGAGAGTATTTGGGAAGTATGGTCAGTTGTATGTGCCAGTTTCAGAAAGTGTCCACCATCGGCACGGTAGCGACCTGGATGCCCTATAATACTAAGGTAGTCAAGGGAAACGCCCGATGAACGCTTACGAAGTCTCCATCGACAACAGCGATGATACCACCAGCATCTTCTACATTACTCGCCCTGCTACCAAGAGCATTCGTGGTTTGAACCGTCAGCATAACAATGTGGTGAATCAGGTTGTGGATGGTATCCGTGAGATTCGTGGTTGGAAGCGTCTGGAGGTCAAGCGTGTACCACTTGAGCAAGTTGCACAAGGGTCGTTCTGAATCGCCCCAATCCACCCTATAATAAGAGCATCAACGCAAGAGACCAATGGCACTCGCTTCTGACGACACTCAAACCATTCAAATTCGCCGCACGATTCTCAACAGTATTGAAGAGATGGACATTGAGATGCTCAAGCGCATTGCCTATGAGTGTCGTTGTGAAGAGATGGGCATTTATCCTGACCACACTTACATTCGCTGGTGATGATTACTCAAGAAGACAGAGAGTTTATTAACTTTCTTTTCGACAAACTGGTCAAGCATGTTGATACTGATATGCTTGACCTTCATGACTCTGATAGTTGTGATGACCATTTAAAGTTTGCCCAATTGGAGTTATTTTAAATGAATCAATTTGAAAAGGCACATTCTGATTTTATTATGCATTGTGTAGAGGATATTCATAGTGAAGAGCAATGGGAAGAGGCACGACGTTATGTTGATAATTTCCTAGAATGTCGTGCTGCAGAGTTAGAGGTTACGGTTGATTATTATTTGTCGGAGTTTGTCTAATGACGGAACAACAAAAACTAATCCTAGCACAAATGCAAGTAGAAAACCTGCTTAGTCTGCTGAAAGGAAATGTTTATGAGAATTATATGTGTGGGAAATTGTATGGTATTCGGTATGAACTTCAACGGCAAATGTCTCTATTGACAAATACCAAAATTTCATCTACAATTAAGAAGTAATTTAGACATAACAATGAAGTATCTGTATTTGGTTGATTACTGGGTGCCATTTCCTTCTTCTGAATATGGTGGATTAATTAGTGTTGTCGCAGAGAATGATATTGAGTGCCATGATATTCTACTTAATTGGCGTGATGAATGTGATTCTAAATACGATAACCTGATTATGGAAAAGGTTGATATTGCACAGTGTTATGCACTTGTTGATCCAATTGAATCAGGTATTGTAGAATCATTCACGACTTAATGCAAATGGAAAAATTGTATCGAATTGAAGAATTGACAACGACTGGTTGGTTATTAACTGAGAATACTGATGTCAAACTTACAAAAGAACAAGCACGGGAAAGAATTAATTACTATCTCTCACAAGGATATAATCCAGAGAGATTACGTGCTACCCCAGACGTTTAAGCATCATCCCCCAGAAGGTTATAGTTATGAAGTGTCTCAGTTTAAACGCGACATTCTTTCTATCTGGATTTGTAATCATGGTAAGTTCTCTTATACTGATAAAACTCCTAAGTCCATCTGGGGATTCTATAATACAAAGACAAAGTGCTATCATGCGCCTATCAATGCAACCAAGCAAGGTGATAAGGTAAGTATAGAACAAACGACACCATACAGTGCAATGCAACTCAACCTTAATCCTTTAATGCAATGTCTTATGTGCCCAAACTGAATGATTATGTTAAGTGGAATAGAGATAAGTTTCCAGTAGAAGGATGGATTTACTTTGTTGATAGTTCTTATCTTACTATAGAGATAGGAGTCAAGGATAAGCATAGTGATGATGTAGAGCACTGTCCTATTCATAGTAAGTATCATACTCTTGTTGTGTGTTATCCAGAGAGTTGGAAGCAATTAACCTATGTGAAGAGTAGAGAGTGTGTTTATTCTGAAAAATAGGTAAAAATAGCGTTTTTATGGTAAAAATAGGTTAAATTTAATTAAAAAATACCTTTTTAAATATAAAGTTGTGTTTTATACTGTTCTCAATAAGTGTTGTATTATTGAGAATCAATAGTGTTTTATTGTTGAGAAAACCTCTCTTAATCATTATAGAAAGGTGCCCAGGTCTTGTGGGCTAAGCGAGGTTAGCATAAGACGCGCAGTTTGTCAAGTCGGGCGGCGCGAAAATCTAGTCGAGACCCCACGCAAATATTATGAGACCCACACATAATCTCGACGAGACTTATAAATAATCGTTATGAATCTCGACGAGACTTATATCTAGATGATTGACATCTAGTCGAGATCATCGTATAATATACACACTTATCTCGACGAGCTTATGTACGACGACTACGATCTCGACTATACCTTCGCACGAGATCATGTTCTCGACGAGGATACGTACTACGAGATGCACACACATCTAGATCTAGACGTACTAGATATGGATGAGGATTATGCACGAGATACGCATGATTATGATGTGCTAGCGTATCGTCATTATGCATGATATAATATTGTACACACGCATCTAGACACATGTTAACACATAACAAGCGCCTGGTTACGGTAACGTTAGACATCATGTGTTATGATGATTTACATCTGGAAGATGTAAAGTGGAGAGAACTATTAGATTTGCAAGGTGATGAAGAGGTTCATACTAGCATCAAAGAATTCGAAGTAAGGTATTAGTGTGCCAGTTTCTCAATTGGCACACTATTCTCAATAAGACTTCGTTATTGAGAATGGTATACGTGCACTCTGTGCCAATCTGCAGAGTGTCCACCATTTGCCCCATTGCCCCTGGTGATGGGGTATTGTAGTCTCAAGTTCAAAAAACACATGGATTTCGACACTTTCGACACCGACATGTTCCAAGAGATTTGTGATGCTCCTGGTGAAATCTTTGACATCCCTGAGATGCAGGATCAGAAGTTTGACGTAGAAGGTTATATTAACTCCAACTACGATTACTGATACTCAATGTCATTTGTTTCCACGTTCGATCACTCAAACTCCATGACTGATAACATCATCGACCGCGAAGAATTGCAAAACAATCTTATCAACCAAATTCTGGATGATATGGATATCAAAACGATGATGGCAATTCTTTATGATAACATGAATGAGACTTATGATAAGTATTCGGTGGATGAATTGATTCAGGAAGTTGAAGAGTATTATCCTGAACTTTTGGAGGAGTGATAAAGAACTCATGGGGAGTTCTTTATACCCAGGGCGGCCGCCCATCAATCGCGGCGGAATGATAAGCACGGGTGATGAATGAGTTTCCCATTTGGTATCACCGTGAACTACGGGAACCGCCAGGATGTGCAATAGTAAGAGCATGAAAGAAACCAACTACTACATCCGCCGTACCTGGACCACCTTCACGGGTAAGGTCGTCAAGGTTGACCACATCGGTCCCTACATGGAGTCTCAAGAGTTCGCCGTCGCCATGCAGCGCGGTCATGACATGCGTCGTCAGGTGCCTGCCACTGAGCAGATTACCAAGTGGGAATGGGTCCAAGGCAAGGACGCCTGAGGGACTATCCCTCCTGGACCCCAGACGCCGAACCGATGCCCTATCATACTCTCATGAACAAAAACGCAATGTTTAACTCTGCTCTGGAATCTCTCCAACAGTTCTGTATTGAAATGGACGCCGATTGGTGCATGGTTTACGACTTTATGGAAGCACAAGTTGGCAAACTCACTGAAGAGCAGTGGGATGAAGTTGAGGCAGTTTACAACCCTTACCTGAACGATTCCCGCTACTGATGACAACTGTAATTCTTGGTTCGTTAATCATTCTCTGGTTTTTTGCCCCCAAATGGAAATGAACAATCAACTCGAAATGCTGACTGCTCGTGAACAACTGATGGAGGATATTGACCTCATTGTTGATAATCACCTGAATGAAAAATTAACTGCTCAAGAGCAACTTCGTCTTGTGATAGACTTGTGTGATGCCGTTTGCAAAAACTTTCCCGCAAACTAATGCAATTCCAAATCACTGAAATTGAGTTTGATTTTGATGATGAATATGGACCTTATCCTGAAGAGGAAAAACAGGGTGTAATCAATCAAACGATGACAACAATTTGGGAAGCAGATGATGAGGAAGATCTAATTGAAGAGATCACATGTGCATCAGGTTGGTGTATCAAGTCCATTGACTATCGTATCATTCTCAAGTGAAACTCATGAACCGCGAACAACCAAACCGTGCGGGAGTTCTTTATACTCAGGGCGGCTGCCCGACCAGTTGGCAAGGTGGCACAAACCCCCTTGTGGATGGCGGCGATTGGTGCAATACTTAAGCATACCAAACGAAACGAGTGATGACTGACCCCTGCACCATGGCAATGCAAACCGACATGAACATCCTGAAGTTGAATATTGAAACTGATCTGCAATCCTTCTTGCTTGATACTCATGCTGATCTGAATGATGCAGTCGATTGGGTATGTGACCGCTTTGATCTTGATGCATCCGATGAGTTGATTGATTTCGTCGCTGATGTACACGACGCTTTCTTCGGTAACTAACACAAACTCAACGGGAGTTCTTTATACTCCCGTTCGGCTGCCCGACCAGTTGGCACACTGTCCACCAAACCCCCACAAGTCCCCCAGATCCTGTATTGTTATCTCAAGTCAAACAACTCCACTTCTCATGCGTAAGATTGAACGCCAAATGAACGCCGCCATTTCTAACGGCATCAACTGGCAATCTGCTAACACTGAGGTTACTTTCGACCCTGAAACTGAGACCTCTACGGTATACCTTCACGGCAACAAAATTGCAGAGGTTGGTGACTTCGGTGTGCGTCTTTGGGACGGTGGTTATCAGTCTGTGACCACCAAGTCCCGCATCAATGCTATTCTCAGTGAGCACGCAATCGCTGGTGAAGGTGTATTTCAAAAGGATTGGAAATGGTTCATTCGCCTCTACAATGGCACTGAATTCTTCACCACTGAATTTCGTAATGCCATGAAGTTGGGCACTCTTTCTAACGAACTGCTGCTCGCATGAGTTATACTTAAGGGGGGCGATTGCCTCCCTTTCTTTATACCGCGAAGCGGCCGCCCGACCAGTTGGCAGAGTGTCCACCAAACCCCCCAAACCGCCAGACCCCGTGCCTATAATGACAGCATGAACAAAACACCCGACCTCAACGCCATCATGGCAGACTACACTCAGCAGGTCATCGCTGAGAATCGCCGCCGTCAGGCGATCCGTGATGCCTACGCTGCTGATGAGCAGGCATGGATGGCAAAGTGGGAAGCAACCCGCCCTCAAGGACAGTGGGGACGCTGGCACATCTCCGACCGCGACTGAGCGCGGCGACCCTGTAGAATACTCTCAACCACAAACGACCGATGCGCTACCCCATCAACTGCAACGACTCCCAAAGCGTTTGGACTCTCCGCCTGAACCCTATCACGGGGACTGCACGGGTCCGCTGGTTTAACTCCCCCCTGACTGAGTACCGTCACACTCACGTCAACCGCTGGGAGATTCTGAAAATGCTCTGGTACAGCG